CCTGAAAGCCGAACGGGCAAAGGTGGATGAACTGGAAGCGATTAACAAAGGACTGGTAAAGGACTTCAATAACCTGCTGATTGACGGTTCAGACCAAACCCTCATCACCGAACTGCGTGTGATGGCAGAGACATTAAATAAAAATGCATTAGGCTGTTGTGAACATGCGGCCACTCAACTCACCGCCCTACTCAACAAGGAGGGCAATAGCGATGGGTGAGCCTATCAAAAATCCAGGCCTTGATAGCATCCTATCAACATTGATATAAACAGGAACCTTAGTCCGTTGGACTGCTGGGTGCGTCCGGAACCGTCCCAACCTCAGTCCAGTTATCCCCCGATCCGGCATTCGCCGTGAAGTCGCCATTTTTGCAATAGGTGTCCGGAACCAGCGGCGGTGAACCACTCACGTTCGATCCATCAGTGCCAATATCGAGAGGCTTGCCGGTGCCGTCAAAGAATGAATCCCAGTACACATCCGGGTCCAGATATTCCTCAGCACACCAGACATAGGACACATAACAATCAAGCGCGGGATTAGGCAGCCCGTTATTCAGTTCACCCTTACCTACATAAGACGGCCCGGCCCAGCTCATCGGGTGGGTGTTGGCAACCCCTGAACCCCAATCCCCGCTGTACATCTCAACCCCATTAATCCAGATTTTGGCGGCCAGGCTCAACGGTGATCCAATCGAACCATCATAGGCAATCATAACCTGGTTCCAGGCATTCAGATTCATGCCGCCGTTATCGGTGGGTGATCCACTGGGCAGGATGTCGATCGAGTTGATTGCGTTGGTGGCATCTTTGCGGCTGACCCACAGCCCGCCGTCTGTGTCGCTAATGGCCACAGCTATATTCGCGTTCGCACTACAGAATATGTGGTGCCAATCAAAGATGTTGGGATGCACGCAGAACACCAGCGTCATTTTGACGTAACTGTCACCCGATGAAGTGCCGGTGATAAAACTTCTGTAATCATGCGGTGAACCACCGCCGATGGTGTAGTAATTGTCCGGACTGTTGCCGGGGCCAAACTGCTTGGCCGTCACAGCGAAGTTCGGGTCAGATGGTGTGAACAAAGTAGTACAGGCCGCCCCAAGTCCGGTTGATGCATAAATAAAAACCCATGCCTTGTATTCTACCGCAGCCACGACCGGAGAAACGGTATCGTCTGCAATAACTATGGGGTCCGTGTACACGGTTTGTGTGCCGTCCCCGGTATGCGGGATGAAGCCACTGTACACGGTTTGCGCCCCGCCCGCCCCGCCAGATGACGGCCCGACCACAACCACATACCCCAATACATGCGGCCAGGATGATTCGATAAACTCAACTTTAATCCGCTCATAACCATTTCCGCCCGTAAACGTTTCCTGGGTCAGTACTGAGCAGGGGCCGGTCGGAATTTCGCCGGGCGGTTCAGTCGGTGGATTGGTTCCGGGCGTGGATGGTGTGAACGTATCGCTTGAATACAAGCTGTCGGAATACTGGCGATAGGTGCGCCGCCATTTGCCTAGTGAAGTTTGCTGTTGGTCGATCAGCCGCATCCGTTCACTGCTCAGGTTGTGCGGTGCGTAGGTGATGTCTGCCAGGTCGCCGATGGTACTGGAGAGAGATTGAGCATACGCGCTGTGTTCGTGTTTGATGGCGGATTGTTGCTTGGCCAGCACCTCTTCTGCGCGTCGGCTTGCCATTGTAAACGTCCCGTAACCTGGCATACGCAGCCGGGTAATCCTGCCACTGGACCCGCTGCCGGCGGTGGCGGTGCCGGTCTCGCCGTCCGGTTCGCGGTAATCCACAAATACTTTTTCCGGTACCTGGGAAATACCGAGATGCGTTGTGCGCGGGTTCTGAATGTCAGTGGCTGTAACGGTGTGCGTGATTTGCGGGCTGGTGGTGACGGCCCGGTCTGGAATGAGATAGACTTCCGATCCACGGTAATCGACCAGCAAACTCCCATAGGATGCAAGCGTATGCACCCACTTATAGAGTGATTTGCGGTTGTAGATTGGTAAGTCTACCGTCCAGCGAGGCAGCGCCGGGCTGCCGGTCACGGCATCACAGAAGTTAGCCGAATCAATCAATGCGGTTTCATTGAGGGTAAAGCCGGAATCCTCCAGCACCCGGGCCAGAATCAGCGCCACATTCGAGGTAGCTGTGCTTCCCAGTTGGGGACTGGTCCTGGGATCACGGCATATGATGCCGCGCATCACGAACTTAACGTCAAACGATGTCCACTGATTGACATCGGCCACCACATGACAAATGCCATCCAGCGTGTCATAAGTGTTAGGCGAACCCAGCGCCGCACCAATTTTAGGCGAGGCTATTTGGCTTGCAGTGCCTTCGTAGAATTCCCAATTGGCCACCAGTGTAGAGCTGGGTGAATCGGACACGTCATAAACAACCCCGTCCTGGACAACCTTATCCACCGTCTCGCATACCCCTTGGCTGATAATGAAGTCGACGGCAATTGATCCGTTTCCTTTGTCAACCACCGTATAGATCAGCGGCTTTACCAGACAATGGCCAAAAACATACGGCACAACATCGCCCGCTTTTGCGGTGGTGATCATGCGTTCGGAGACGCCGGGTTCAATCAGTGAGGTTTGGGCTGTGTCTTGCAGGATTTGCGGGTTTGGCGTGTAAGTTGTTTCTTCAACTTCAGCCGGGGGTGGGGTGTAGATAAAATCATGGGTGGTAACTTCAGCTTCCAGCCCGGTATCAATCGGATCAGGCTTAATGACATCCTTGGCCATCAGGCCACCCAGCCGCGCAGTCTAATCCTCACATCATACTTGTCGCCGCCGTGATTGGCGATGATACGCGGTGGTTCCAGAAATTTAACGGATAGCACCAGCGAGGGCGACGACAGGTAATAGCTGAAATCGGTAAACGTTGTGCGAGGCCCGGCCAGATAGAGAACGGAAATGTCATTGAATAGCTGGCCGGTTGTGCCGGGCCAGACAGCCGTTATGTCGTAATACTGCGCCGAATGCTTTTGGATCGAATGCAGGGTTCCCGCTTCGGAAATTGAGTCCGACCAACCCTGCTCCGGTTCCAGTGATGAACCCAGACCAAGTTTTACATAAGTAGGGAAGGCGGCCATTAGTTTTCCTCAACCGAGAAAACCACAAATCTATAAAGGTTTTCGATTCGCCCATTCAAAATCATGGTTGCAGGCCGGATATTACCCAGTCCTGGATTTTTAGCGGATAACCACCGTGCAACCTTCAATTCATCACCATCAAAGTAGGCCCGAACCCGATCCTCAATCCAATCTAGCTTTTCTGCATCAGTTAGTTCAGCACTAATTGCGGCCATTTTATCTCACTACGGTTTTTTCACGCGCCCACTCGATGATCGTCCCGGACGGCATCAAAAAGTTAAATTTTGGCGGGCCGATTGACTCAGGCGGGAAGGTGATTTCTCTGGACTTTTCATTGGCGGTAATGGAAATTTTATCCGTGATCACGGCGTCACCGGTAAAGATGCCGCTAAACATCAACACCGATCCGGCTTGCGGGCTTTGCGTTTCGTCCGTGTAGTGTTCACGAATGGAAATAGAACGTCCGCGAAAACCGTTAGCACTGAGCATACTCAGCCAGGTATCGCTTTCACCAATCGGGAATTCAACTATACAGCCGGTGCGACTGAGGTTTCGCACTTCGATACCGCTGGCGAGATAAGTATTGCCGCTATCGGTTATGTTCTGGCCCCAGGTTGCGGCGTAAGTTGTGCCCACTGGCGAGTCAGAACTGAACCCCAGCGTCAACAGATAGGCGGGCCGGGTGGCGTCTTTGGCAATGGCGACCGATACGGTGGCCGGCAGCGTCCTACTCATTAACCAGCCCGCCGCCCGGGAGAATCACGTTCATGTTCACACCCTTGAACCCCTGCCGGATAGCCTTCTCAATGCCCCGGTCGCGCTCTTTGCGGCCCTCGCCTTTCTCAAACAAGGCGTCATCAACTGCCCCTGAGCCTTCGTTGAATCCGGTATTCTCGCCTGCGATGATAGCCAGTGAGTCGGCAGCGGCTTGATTTGATCCGGCGATAATATCCAGGGTATCGCCTATGCGGGTCAGGAATCCGTCCAGCATGTTGCGGGTTTGCTCGGCGTTGTCCAGAACCTCTTGGCGTTGTGCTGCGAGGGTGTCATTAGCCGCGCCCCGGAACACCTCGATCATGCGGGCCAGTTCGGACTGGTTGGACAGTTGATCGGCTTCGGACAGTGACCGGATTAACGCTTCAAACTGCTGGCCAATCTGCGCCACCTCTTCCGGTGTGCGGGCAGCGGCCACGGTATTGATCAGGGCAGCGGCGGAGTTGAATATCTCTTCGCCGGTCGCCGCTGGCTGGCCTACTGCCAGGATGTCGGCTTTGAGCTTGTCCAGGCTGGCGTTCAGTCCTTGCATTACGCCGTCGATCTGTGCGAGTAACTTCAGTTCACCCTCGCGGATGGTCATTGCAATCGCGCCAATCTGCTGCAGGCTCTCTATGCTGCCGTCGAAGTTTGCAACCGCATCCATCAGGCCTGCATTCATGCCGGCCAGCGCCTCGGTCAGTGAAACGTCACCAGCTAACAGGGCGTTGTAGTCTGCGGTCAAGTCGCTGCCGGCGAAGTCTTTCAGGCTGGTCAGCACGCTGCCCACGATATTGACCAGCCGCACCACTTCGTTGAATCCGTCTGTGATGCTGCCCATACCCTCGGCAAAACCGGAAACGACACTTAAAAACTCAGTGAGGGTGCGCCCGCTGAACAGATCCGGCGCCGCGTCCAAAATATCCTGCGCTGCAAACGACACTTGCAGGCGGTCCATTTGCGCGGCCAGGTCTTCACCCTGATTAACAAAAGCTTGTATGTCATCGGCAAAGGTGGAAAGGATGGTGCGGAAGCGTGAGGTCAACAGTTGCTCTATGTTGATTGCCTCGCCTTCCATCTGCTGACCCCAGCCCGCCAGCGCTTCGGTGATGCTGTTGATTTGCGCCGGATCAAGGAATGAAAAGGCATTGTCGAAATCTTCAATAGCCTGGCCAATCTCGCCAATGGCAGCCGAATCAATGCGCCGGGATCTGAGGAATGTGTCACCGAATAGGGTAGAGATCAGAGCGTCATCGTCACTCTTTGAAAGCCCTGTTGTGTCGAAGCTGGAAACCTGTAAGACGGCGGGACGGTCTTTGTCGAAGAGCCCGCCCAGGAAACCACCGATTACTGCACCGATAGCGATTCCGATGGGGCCGGCGAATGATCCCAATGACTGAAACAGCGTAGGAAACAAACTGGAAAAAGCAGCCTTGCCAAACAGCGCCCCGGCCCCTGACCCAAGGGTGGCAAACTCACCACCACCACCCAAAGCAGCACCACCGATGACGCTGGCAAACGTAGCCAATCCTTCACCCAATTTGCCGAAGTCCCATTGCCCGGTCTGCACACCCTGGGCAACCACATCAACGATGATCTGGGTACTGGCCTGGTGGATCAGGTTCGCCATGAGGCTCTTAAAGCCGGATGCTATATCCGAAAAGACATCGCTACTTCCGTCTAGCAGGGTCTGCCACATATCAGAAAAGGCCCGCGTGAGAATGCGGATACCCTCATCTATGGCGGTACTCATAAAGCCAACCTCTTTTGTGGTTGCCTTGATGGAATCACGCCAACTGTTTTCACCTTCCAGAATCATGGACAACATGCGGTCATATTCATCCGCCGTGACCAGATTGCGCTCTAAGGCGTCATCCAGATCGATGATATCGTTGCGTGTTTGCCGCATGGCCGCGCCCAGCGGGTCCAACTGATTCCGTAACTGTTCCACCCAATCCGCCAAATCCTGCACGCTGCCAACAGCGGTTTCTGACCCTTCAGTGATTAGGCTGATTTGCGCCGCCGTGGTTTCTGCGACTACGCCCAAATCCTTGACGGGCTTGACGGTAGTCTTAGCCGCCTTGCCCAAATCCTTGACCTCATCGGCAGACTGGTCGGCTTGCTTGGCCCATTTTTTCATCATGGACTCTGAGCGGGCCAGTGCGGCGTCAAAGGCCTCGGGCGCGAATTTAAAGTTCTTCCATGCTTGCTCAAACTTATCCCGGCCTTTCTTGATCTCCTTGTCTATGGTTTCAAAGAATCCCTCAAAGGCGGCTTTAGCCCCGAGGAAATCACCCGCACTTAGCTTGGCGCCGACCTCGGCCAGAGTGGCAATCAGTACGTTCAGCGGTGCAATGACTGACTGAATGGATGAAATCACTATGTCAATCATCGCCCCGAACTGGATTGCCAGAGTGGCAATAATGCCACCTAGCTTAATGAACATCACCGACAGGGTGCGGACAAAGTTGCCTACCCAGTTTTGCATTTCCTGCAATCGTTCCAGGTTGATGATCAACAAAGCAACGGCAGCGGTCGCAAGCCCAATCGGGCCGCCGACTATGGCCATTGCTGTAGCGAAAGCCCCGGCTGATGCGGCAGCGGCAGCGAATGACGCAGCGACTGCAACACCCACCCGCGCAATGATCAATGCGCCCAGTGACTCAACTGCAATGGCTATGGTATCAATGTGTTTAACCAGCATGTCGGATGTGTTGGCGATGGTGGCCAGGAATTTTTCACCCAGTTCAATGCCCAACACTTGAATGGCTGCACGCGCCCGCGCTGCTTTCTGCGCGGTGGTTTCCATCATAATGGCAACGGCCTTGCCGGTCGCGCCCGCTCTTTCGGCCTGCGCCGCCAACTGGCTGTTAAATTCAGCCATATTTTCAGCGCCGATGGACATCACCGTACTCAGAGCTTCCACCCGGCCAAACATCTTGGCCAGTCCTTCAGATGTAACCTTTCCGTTCGTGGCGATGGACTGTAGCCACTCGGCAAAGCCCATTGATTCAATCGCAGCGATATTAAATTCGACACCCATATCTTTGGCCGCCTGCACCGCTGCCGGGCTTTGTTTCAGCACCGCAGACAGAACCCCGCGCAGTCCGTCAATAGCCCTTGAGGTATCAATGCCGGATTTGGTCAGGGTGCCAATGGCCGCGCCCACCTCGGTAAACTTCACCCCGACTTGTGAGGCAATGGTGGCCACGTTGCCGATGCTCTGGTTCAATTCACCAATGGTTGTTTTACCCTCTTTCATAGTGGTAAACAGCGTATCGGATATGTCGATAGCAGTTAGCCCTTGCGCTGCATAGGCGTTGTAAACCGATGTCAAGCCGTCCGCTGCTGTTGCTACATCGGTAATGCCGCCCACCGCTAACTTATTGGAAGCGGTCAGCAGTTCGATCTGTTCAGATGCGGTTGACGCGCCGGCGGATATGATCTGGTACAAGGCCTTGGCTTGCTCTACCGGCGCCTGGCCAAACTCCACCGACATTTTCTTGACCGAGTCGCCCAGCTTGTCAATGTTGCCCGCGCCCAGGGTGGCCACTTCGCCCATCGCTTTCTCAAAATCAATGGCGGCTTTAGTGGCCAGCGCCAGCCCACCGGCAACAGCCAGTCCGGCCATGCGGAAATTGCGGTTCCACTTGTCATTCAGTTGTTTGGCCTGGCGTTCCATCCGCGCCATTTCGCGCTTGGATATTCCACCGGCACGCTTCAAGTCCCGCTCAAACTGAGCGGTCGAAGCTCCCAGGCTGACGACAAGTTTTGCAATCGATGCCATTATTCGTCCTTGATTTTAGTGAACGTGGAAAGCAACTGATCTTCCACGTCTTCTTGTGCACTGACCCGCTTGCGGTAAAACAGCATGAAATCAGACAGCGAGCGGTCCGGTGGTTGGTAGCCTTTTCTTGGTGCGGGTGTTTTGTGATTGAGGTAAAACAGATACATTGCAATCTGCGCCAGTTGGGCAACGATTTGTTGGGTGGGCAGCGGTGTATCTCTGCACCGGGCTATCCATGTCATTTCTTCTTGGGCCGACATGGCCCGGGTCATCTCCCCCACCGACATCCCCAGATCAGCGGCTAAGTCGTGCTGGAAGCTGAGTCGGGGATTGGCCCTTAGTCTTTTCCCTCTTCATCCAGGGTGTCTGGTTCCATGCCGTTCATCTTTTGAACAATGTTGAAAAAGTCACGCAACAGCACAGCAGGCAGTAAAGAGCCGAGTTCCTTATCCGTTCCCATGTGTGCGCCCTTTTCATCGCGCCAACAGAAGGCGACATAACGGGCTGAAAAGTTGGACATCCGGACCCGCGCCGACTGTTCGGTGTCATCTTTCTTACCGGTGAGTTTGGCAAAGGATAACTCGAACTCATCGCGCTCCTTGGATGAGAGGGGCATAAACCAAACGGCTTTCTGCCCCTCTTTTTCCAGCATCTTAATCGCCTCATCCGAGAGGGTGCCGTCCTTGGCAAGTTCAGCAAATTCCATGCGTTGCAGTTCAAGCGGAAAAGCGTGAATCCACGCATTTAATGCTTTATTTGCCATAGGTTATTAGCTCCTTTAGGTTGAGATGGTGACCGCGCCTGTGATGCGAAGGCCTATGCTGGCGCCTACTTTGTCATCGACTGCGATGTTGACCGGATGGGAATTCGGAAACGCATCAAAAGACAGTTTCGTTTGCGGGCTGTCCGTTAAGGCAATCTGGTAATACCCGGTAGTCTGGGCTGCAAAGTCCGTCCACAATGCCGCGTGCTGGTTGGCAGTCGTGGCATGGTCCCAGACCACTTCGAGCGTTACGTCCCCATTGTCGGGAAGACTTGGGATGAATTCCTTTGCGCTGGAACTCAGATTGGTGACGTCTATCTCTCCGGTGGTCCCTGTCGGGCCCGCGATGCTGATGACCTGTCCAATGGCCGTCAGTACTTGTGGTGATGCGCCGTCGCCCTTGCTGATCGTGCATCCTTGCGATTTCAAGTTAGCCATACATCCTCCTGTGGATTGGTTGGCATTGATGGAAAATGCCGGGATGACCGGCAACAAAAACCCTACCGGATGGCAGGGTGAAAAAATGGTTAAGCTAAAAAGGCCCAGTCGAGTGGGACCATATAAGTGTCTGTAGTTGCATCGTAAATCGGCCCGGACATGTTGCGCTGGTAGCCGTTGCCTTCCAGTGCCGCATACACTGCGTCCGCTAATGCTTGCGCCAGTTCTGCGGTTTTGTCCACGCAACTGAGTTGGATCAACTGGCTTTCCATATCACTGACACCGCGAATGGTATCAATGCGGTTGCCGGCTACCCGGAAGTACACGATTAACGGCACGGCTGCCGACTCGGGCGCATGGCCGGGGTAGATTTTCGATTGTTGCGGACTGGTGGCCTGGCCCACAATGGCCCGCACTCCCGCGTTTGTATTCAGCGTAGTGTACAGGTCTGTAATGATGCTCATGATCGCCCGGTGAATCGACGCCTGTTAATGGATGTGTTGGTAACGGTGCCGGAATATTTGCGGCCAATCCGTGCACCCTCTTTTTCAATGGCCTTACCCATTTGCAGGCTGTAGGTTTTGACAACTTTCAAACGGTTGTTTTCAATCGCCGGGCGCAAGAAGGGTTGCGCGTCTTGGTTAACCGTGCCAAATTCCACGAAGTGTCCGTAGTACGCGCCGATGGGGTTGTCCCGCGTGCCGCCTTGCGATACACCCACACCCACGATCGCCGTCAAATAGTCGGGGTTGCGGTGCCGTTGCCGCTTGATGGATTTGCGCAGTATGCCGGGTTGGTCCTTACCCGGCCCCATGATTTTGACGCCCGCTCTCTGGAACCGAATCGAGGTAAATGCGCCCTCGTCCTTGTCACTGACCGGCGCTCTGGCCTGTGCTTCCCGCCACACTGGATAAGCGGCATTGAACAGCGCCTTTGATACCATCTTGGTTTCGCCTTCCGCGCCTACTTCGCGGCTGATTTCTTTCAACGCCTTGTTCAGTTCATCCAGGCCGGTGATGTCGTATAGCAGGCGAACGGTCATTTGTCTTGCAGTAGTAAGCTGATCGTCCGGTTATAGGTCCGGCCCGCAGCGGTGGTCACGGTATTGACCACGCTGGAATACTTACCGCGAGTACCACCGGAAACCCACACCGTAGTCGTGGTTGTGGTTTCGCTATCGCTGTCCACGACAACTCCGTTATCAGCAGTCCATGCACTGGTGGCTATCGTGTCAGACGGGGATGATTCGGCCATAGTGGCGGCCCAATCAATCGTGTAATCAATGACTGCTTCTGGGTCTTTAATGGTGGTGAATGTCATGCTACATACCTGTTTCCGCGTGCCGTTGTGTAGAAAACCCGCCCGCCGGTGCCGGTGGCAAAATCACCATCTGCGCCGGTTGTGAATGTACGCTCCACCGGGGTCGAGGTAGCCGCCCGGATGACCACGTTCACGGTGCCGCCACTGGCGACGGCCTGAATCCCGACTAGCGAAACCAGCCCGGTTCCGGTGACCGTCACACTGCCAGGGGCTGCCGTGCTGATAACCCCGCTGGGTGACACGGTGACCGGTATGGCAATGCTGACACTGCCCACCGCTGCCGTACCAGATACCCCGCTAACCGCGAAAGCCTGCGGGATGCTGGCGACCACGCTGCCGACCTGGCCTGTGGCCTGAACGCCGGATGCCGATACATTGGCAATGCCAGTAGCCGAAACCGAGCCAACGGCGCCGGTCGCAGAGACACCGGAAACGGCGACATTAACCCCGACGTCCGTGTCAACCGTGACCGCGCCAACCTGGCCCGTACCCGCTACGCCGGACGGAGCAACATTCGCCTCACCTGAAACGGTAACGCTATCAACTTGCCCAGTCGCCGCTAACCCTGAAACCGGGACGGTGATTCCGGCGCCAACCTGAACGACAACCGCACCGATCTGCCCGCTCGCGGTTACACCGCTAACCGGAACATTGGCCGCTGCGTCAAGCGTGACCGTACCAACTTGACCGGTTGCAGCAAGCCCGTTAACTGATACTGTGGCCGGGATGCTGATTGCAGCCGTGCCGACCTGGCCCGTACCCGCGACACCAGAAACGGTCGTAACTGCTTGGCCCGATACCGTAGTCGCTCCGACTTGGCCGGTACCTACCGAACCATAGACCGGAACCACCAGGCCCGAACCAACCTGAATGACAACCGCGCCAACTTGACCAGACGCCGCAACACCAGAAACCGCAACGACCGCCTCACCGGTAACATTGACTGAACCAACCGCGCCCGTTCCGGCAACGCCAGCAACGACAGCCGTTTGCAGTACGCCAACCGTAACGGAACCAACCGCGCCCGTTGCAGATAGGCCGCCCGGACTTACATTCGCTTCACCCGTGACGGTCGGTGTTCCGACTTGACCGCTTGCCGCCACCCCGGAAAGCTGCACCGCACTGGCCGCGTCAACCGTAACGCTATCAACCTGACCGGTTGCTGCAAGCCCGGCAACTGCTACAACCGCCTTGCCCGATACGGTGACTGTGCCGACTGATCCGCTTGCCGCAACACCCGATGGTATAACGCTGACTTCAATGGCAACGGTACCCGTGCCAACCTGGCCTGTTGCGGCTATTCCAGTGAGTGCTACATTGGCCTCACCAACCGCAATGACTGTACCAACTGCACCGGTGGCAGCAACACCCGATACCGCAACCGTGGCCCCACCAGCACTATCGGTATGCCAGCCGTCCATTGAGTGGAATTGGCCATCGTCCAACGTGAAATGCCCAGCATCCCACGTCCACGAAACCGTACCAACCGCCGTGTTAACTGAGGCGGTCGCAACTA